GCTCGAGCACCGACTGCGGCGCGAGCGTGTAGACGTAGTGGCCGGTCGCACCGTGGATCGTGGCCGCGTCGGTGGCGAAGATCGAGCCGTCGGCACGGAAGATGTCCACGGTGACGGACGCGTCGGCGTCGGTCGGCGTCGTGCCGACGTAGAAGACCACCTCGGGCTGCGCCCGGGTGTCGCGCAGGACGCGCTGAATGGTCACCTACCGCTTCTCCCCCGGCGCGGCCGTGGCCTGTTCGACCTTGTCCCAGCGGCCGAACGACGTGACCTCCTCGAAGTGCTCGGCAATGCCCGCCTTGCCGAGCTGCTTGAGCAGCGGATGTCCGACGGGGATGAGCTCGCCCTCCGAGACAGTGATGAACTCGCCCTGGTACTGCACGCCGAACGCGTGCCGGGCCTTGAGATACGTCTTCGCTGCTGGCATCGGACCTCCCTAGAGATATGCCGTTGTCGTTAGGGTCACGTTCGTGTTCGCCGTGTACGCCACGCGGACGACCTGCCACGCCTGGCCCGGTTGCAGCAGGTATGCGACGGTGACCGCCGTCGTGATGGTGATGGCCGTGAGCACGAACGTCCCCGGCGTTGCCACCAGGGCGTACGGAATGTTGTAGAAGTTCACGCCATCGATCGAGCCCTGGATGTTCGCCGTCACGGTCGGCGTCGCCCCAACCGTGGACACGATAACGATGGCCGCCGGGTCGGTCATGTCCCGGGCGTTGTTCGCAGCCGCGGCCGTGTTGACGTTGCCCGTCTGCGCGGTGCCAATCACGATCGGACTGAGTGTCGCCATCCATCTACCTCCTCGGATGGGGAGGGGCCGTGTGCCCCTCCCCCGATTCCATCCGGTTGCCCGGTCCTACGTGGTGCCGGTTCCGGCGCGGAACCCGACCGGGTCCAGCACCTTCGATCCGTTCCTCCACCACGCGAACAGCCCACGCTGTCCGGTCGGCATCCCGAAGCCCGTCCCGGCCGTGGCCTGCTGCGTGAGGTTCTGCACGAGCTCGACGTTCATGCCCACCCGATCGATGATCTTGAACATCGAGAAGTCACCCAGGAAGATGTCCTTCACCGCGTTCACGATCGTTGCGGGTGCCGTCGACAGCTCGTTCACGGCGTAGCCGAGCAGCCTGAGCCCGGTGTTGCCGTTTCCACCCGAGGACGCCGGAGCGTTCCCCATGAGCTCACCGATGCGGAGCCAGAGCTGCGCGCCGCCCGCGGTGTCCAGTGCCCGGATGATGTTGTAGATCGCCCGGTTCGCCACCCACTGCGCCCGTGGGCGGAAACGTGGAGCGAGTGCCGCTTCGATCGAGTAGAGGTTGGCGGCGGTGATCGTCAGTCCGGTCGCCAGCGCCGTCGTTCCCGTGACTCCGGTCGACAGACCGAATGGGTTCGGCGGCGTGCCATTGCCGGAGAAGAACGACGTCGCCTCCTCGTCGTCCTTCGAGTCGGCGAACAGCCGCGCCAGCCCGGCGTCCATGCCGGGCCAGTCGCCCTCGGCCTCAACCGAGAACGGCACGAACGCCTGCACCCGCGAGCAGACGATCGCGGGCTGCGCGAGCGTCGGGGTGTTGTCGGTCGTGACTGCAGCCTCGAGTGCACGCGAAGCGGTGATCGCCGCGGCGGTGGCCCCACGCCACTCGTTCGACCCGACAATCGGCTCCACGTTGGAGATCGCGCGCAACGGGTTCACCACCGAGGCCGACACCGGGATCAGCGTCGGGTCGAGGGTAAACGTGATCGGGATGCCGGTCGACGCGAGCGAGAACGCGCGCTGCTCCTCGTTCGTCATCGGAACGCCCGACATCCACTTGCGGAAAGCCGCCCGGTACTGCGGCGACCCGGTCTTGAGGATGCGACGGGCGAGCTGCCCGTCGTCGGTGTCGAAGTCGTCGAGCAGGCGCCCGATGTAGTCCTGCATCCGCTCCCGTGGCAGATGCTCGGGGAAGTGCGCGAGCTCGACGGCTCGCATCGCCCGGTCTCGGTACTCCCGGCGTCCGCTCTCGGGATTGTCCGGGTTGAACCGGACGTTCGACAGATCGTAGATGTCCCGCTCCTTGAGACTCGCACGATCCTCCTTCGGTGCCTCCCACGCGGGCGTCATGCGGGCAGGGTCCGATCCGCCGTTCTCGGCAATGTGCTTGAGGTACTTCTCGCGCTTGTCGAGCTCGATGATACGTGCGTCGATCTCCTCGTTCGTCTCCACGAGGTTCGCGTAACGCTCGCGCGCTTCGTCGGGCAGCGGGAGACCCTGGTACTCCTCGTTGATCGCCGTGATCTCGGCCTTCACCTGCCCCTGCTTGTTCCTGAGCTCCTCGATGGAACGGAGCTCATTCAGTTCTGCGTGATCCATGCCAGAAACTCCTCTCGTGTGCGGAATCTCCGCATCTCCATGGGCAGAGGCTTGTCCTCGAGAGGCTTGTCCTCGACGCCCTGATGCAGGACTTCTTCGATCATCCGGGCCAGCTCACCCGGACGCTTACGCGCCAGCTCCGCGACGGTCTCGCTCGCGGGCCGAAACTCATCGGTGAGCGACCGCACGCCCGCGGTCGCGTTCGCGTAGGCCGGGAACGTCACCGGCCCGACCTCGGGCACCGTGGCCTTGAGGATCGTCCGCTCCGGCAGGCCCTCGGGGTTGTGATCCGAGACCTCAGGCTTGTGGACGATCTCCTCGTCGTCGACGCCGAAGCGGAACGAGGAGCCGTAGGCGCCAGCACGTAGGCCATCGACCACGAGCTGAGGCACGCCGGGGAACAGCGGCGCTTCGGCTACGCCGCCGTCGGCGTCCTCGCGTGCCGTGACCGGGTGCCCCAACAGCTTGTCGCCGAGGTCGGGATCGCGGCCGTGGTTGAACGTGATCCTCGGCGCCTGCGCCGCGAGCGTCTCGGTGAAGGCGCCCGGCGCGATCTGCTCCATGAACCGCCCCTCGAACCACGAGTCGATCTCGGTCCACTCGTTGAAACGCGCGAAATGCACGACGAGCGTCTGCAACCCGCCCTCGCCCTCCTCGCGGAGCTCGAAGTGCGCTCCCGCCGGGGCCATCGCGCGATACAGGTCAGCCGTCGGAAACGCGGACGCCTCCTGGGCCTGGATCGTTGTCATGTGCGCCTCCAGGTGTCGACGGGCTTCCGCGCTGTTCGTCAGCCCTTGGGTCTGTCCAAACCGCTGCAGCGACGCGCGGACGCCAGCGGCATTGGGTACGGGGGCCTTCGCCAGGTAGTGATGGGGCAGTTTGTGCGACGAGCGCAGCGCCGGATCGCCCGCGGTCTTCCCGGCGCAGACCTTGTTGTAGTCGGCGGCCGATGAGCACTGCGTCATCGCCTTGTTCCCGTCCCACGTGCTGTTGTCGACCGCGGCCCGCGTGGCCTGATCGGTCATGCTTGCCCCCTTCACGTTGACGTTCAGCGCCGCCAAGTGCGCAAGCGCCTTCGCCTTCGTCGGATGACAGCCGCCGGGCACGACCTTGCCCGTGGCGTCGAGTACCACCGCCCAGCCCGAGCAGGCCGGGTGGTCACTGTCCAGGTGCCACGGCATCGGCCGGGGCCTTCCCGTTCGGCGGGACCGCTTCGGGTGGGGCCACGGTCCCCGGCGGCTGCAACTGCACCGAGAACAGGTTCGTATGCTGCAGCAGCGTGAGGTCGTCGGCATTGACGGCCGTGACAACCGAGTCCGGCCGGAACCCCGCATCGACGAGTTGCTTGATCGTCGCCGCGTTCTTCCCCAGAATCTCGGCGGCGTCCGCCTGATCCTCCTGCAGGAACGGCACGTCGTTGTCGTCGTACCAAAGGCGCGAGTCCGTGGGCGTCGGGATGATCGACTCGAACGATCCGGCGATGTTGCGCCACGTTGGTCGCGCCCACTCGTCACCGAACGCGCGCCGGGCCTGGCCGTAGTTCGAGTACGTCGCGGCCTGCAGTCCCTCGGACAGACCGACCAGCACCGGCGGGACCCCGGCCGCGGCGGCGATCCGCGTCTCGCCCGCGCCCTGGGTCTGCTTGAAGTCCATCTGCCGCATGTTCGCGCCGATCACCTCGGCGTCGGCGCCACCGCCCAGGAACAGCGTCTTGTACGCGTTCGCCGCGCCCTCGTGTCCCTGACGGAACAGCGCGACCCATTCCTTGAACTTCTCGGGCGTTAGCGTCGGATCGGCCTTCACCTTGAGGTTCGGCGTGGCCGCCTGCTCGAAGAACGACAGCTTGTGCGACGTCGCCGCCGTATCGGCCTTGATCTCGCGGATCACCGGCGACAGCCACGACTGCCCGCGCCACGGCGCCATCGGGTCCGGGACCGGCGCGAAGTGCGCGACCGACTCAGGCAGCAGGAGCCGCGGCTCCTTGCCCGATCCACGGCCGCCCGGTTGGTAGATGTAGCCCAACACCTCGGCTCCGAGCGACCAGCCGTTCGAGTCGTCGTCATCGCGGATGCCCGACAGGATCGTCACCCAATCCGGCCGGAGTATCTGCAGGCGATCCGGGGACACCCGATAGGTGAACGCGTTCCCGAACAGGTCGGCGTACACAAGGTTTCGCGCCAGCAGGTCGCCGGTCGTACCGTTCGGCCACGGGTGCTCGAGCAGGTTGAGCGCCGGGGACGACCACAGGTCACCCGGTCGACCGCCACGCATCCTCTGGTAGGCGAACCGCGCCTCGGTGAACACCCGCATCCGCACCGCCATGCACGCGAACACGACCGCGTTGCCGCCGAACGCGTAGGAGGCCAGCCCGGTCGCGCCTGGTGGGACCTCCTCGCGGTTGCCGGTCATCGACGTGTTCAGCCCGAGCGCGTACGTCTGCCCGAGCCAGGTCATCCACTCGCCGAAGTCGAGCGGCTCGTTCGCCCGTTCGGCCCCGACGAACTTCCACCAACGGTCCAGCAGCCCCATGCGACCTCCGTCAGACGAACGCGATCATCGGTTCACGATCGACCCCGATCTCGGCGGCCGCGGCGTTGTGCACCATCGCGGCGGCGACGAGCGCGTCGATCACCCTCATGTCCTGGTTCCCGCCCTCGCGCGTCTGCGACGGCCGATCGAACCGCGTCCCCTCCGCGCGCACCTTCGCCACGGCGTTCAGGACGTGGCGCGTCAGCTTCGGGTCGCCGGTGTGGTGCAGCCACCCCTCGCGGAGCGCCTCCATGAACCGCTCGTAATCGAGCGCCGCCATCTTCGGCGAGTGCGGCCACGGGACGACACGGGCGCCGAGCTCGTCGGCGATCCACACCGCGAGCTGCTCGGCGCGCGTCTCGTCCATGACCACGGTATGCACGGGGTTCCGTGCGTGCAGTCGGCGAAGCACGTCCTCGACGAGCGAGGGCTCGAGCGATGTCCCGTCCCTCGGGGGCACGAGCACATCGGCGGGTCCGAGCAGTCGGTACTCCGCGTCGCGTATCCACACCGGCACGAGCGCCGTCGTGTCCCACTTCCACGCCACGTCGAGCCCGGCCCACACCGGCTCACCCTCCGGGATCGCGTCGCGCACCGCCGCACCGAACCATTCACCCTCGGTGATGGCCGCCGCCTCGGATCGGGCGGCCTGTCCGCAGTTGAATCGCCGCCAGTGGGTCTCGGTCATCGAGTTGGACTCGCGCAACTCGCGGAGCGCGTCGACCGTGATCGCCCGCAGCGGGTTCGCCCGCTTGACGAGCTCGAGGTCGCCCACGTCCCCGTCCTCCGGCACGGCCCATTCGTGCAGCACCGAGCCCCCGACGACCTCCGCCGAGGCTGATCGGACGAACGTTTCGGTGCGCGTGACGTCGCGGCCCGACTGGCGCATCTTCTCGCGCACGGTCTCGAACTCCGACCCCGGCTCACCGGCGGTCGAGATGGCGATGATCTGCCCGCCGCGCTTGCGCAGCTTCCCGCGCCAGGTCCGGTACAACTTGAGGTCGCGGTGCTGATGGAGCTCGTCGGTGATGCAGAGCGTCGGGCGCGTTCCGTCCCCGGTTCGAGCGTCGGCCGCGGCGATGAAGATGCGCGAGCCGGACTCGACGCAGCGAATCTTCCGCAGGCCCGGGTTCAGCGTGTAGACGCCCTCGAGCTCGGGGGATCGGAGCACAAACCCCTCGGCCGCGTCCCAATCGGTCTGCGCCTGCTCACGCGCCGCACCGGCCACGTCGATCGCGGACCATCGCACGTAGCGGCACACGTACAGCGCAAGCGCCGCGACGAGCGTCGTCTTCGCGTTGCCCTCGGGCATCACCAGCCAGCACTCGCGGAACCCGCGCAGCAGGTCGACCACGAACGCCATCTGGAAGTCCTCGATCGTCCACGGGTCGCCGGTATCGAGCACGAGCTCACCGCTCCACCCGTGGAAGTGGTCCGGCGTCATCGGGTCGATCAGTCGCCAGTCGGCCACGGTCACCTCGCGTTTGTGCAGGTCAGAGCGTTATACGCAGACCTCGCAGGTCGAAGTCCCGACACCCCCGGCGAGG